AAGTTTACTAGCGGGATAAATTAATGGCAAGTGATGTAATTATTTCAAAAAAGAATGAGGTTTATCTAAAGATACAATGTGAACCTCATATTCTTTATGAACTTGCTCCATATTTTCAGTTTGAAGTAGAAAATGCAAAGTTTATGAAGAATAAAAGATATAAAGGTTGGAATGGAGTTATAAATCTTTTAAACATTCATAAAAAAGAAATCTATGTAGGTCTCTTGGACCGTTTAATTGAAAAGATTATTGCTCACGACTATACCTATGAATTTGAGGAGAGTGATTATTATGGACTACCTTATGAAGAAAATGAGAAGATATCTCCTGAAGGAGTAAGAGCTTATATGCAAAGAATAATCTCGTCAAACTTTGAATTAAGAGATTATCAAATCGATGCAGTATATGAGGCACTTCGTCATAATCGTAAGCTTCTCGTGTCTCCTACGTCTTCTGGCAAGTCTATTTGCATCTACTCTATTACAAGATATTACGTAGAAAAGAATCTTAAGGTTTTAATTCTCGTGCCAAGAACTTCTCTATGCTCACAATTGAGTAAAGATTTTGAAGATTATGGATGGAATAGTAGTGAACAAGTTCATCAAATTTATTCCGGTTATGAAAAATCTACAGATAAACCAGTAGTCATTTCAACTTATCAAAGTTTACATAAATTAGAGAATTCATATTTTAACCAATATGATGTAGTTATTGTTGATGAGTGTCACGGTAGTACATCTGCAAGTATTCAAGGAATTCTTCAAAAGATGTGTGATGCAAAATATAGATTTGGATTTACTGGAACTACTCAGCCTGAAAAAGTTCATATTTGGACATTAGAAGGTCTTTTTAGTCCAATCTATAAAGTCATTCGCACAAAGGAATTGATGGAGAAGGGTAATATAGCAAAACTTAAAATTAAAATTATTTTATTAGAACATCAAGGCAAAGTCTTTGAAAATTATGAAGAAGAAATACAGTATTTAATCACTCACGAAAAAAGAAATCAATTCATTAAAAATTTAGCTTTAGATTTGAATGGTAACACTCTTATACTTTATTCTAGAGTAGAGACTCATGGTCAAGTTTTATATGATATTATAAATAACTCTATAGATAATGATAGAAAAGTATTCTTTGTTTATGGAGGAGTTGATACTGAGCAAAGAGAAAGAATTCGTGAAATTACAGAACTTGAAGAAAATGCAATCATTGTAGCTTCTTATGGAGTTTTTAGCACAGGTGTTTCAATTCGTAATCTTCATAATTTAATTTTTGCAAGTCCTACAAAATCAAAGATACGCAGTTTACAAAGTATTGGAAGAATACTTCGAAAGTCCACAAAGAAAAACAAGGCAATTTTATATGATATTGCCGATGATATTACATACAACTCAAGAAAAAATTATACCTTAAATCATCTAGTAGAAAGAATTAAAATTTACTCTGAAGAATTATTTCATTATGAAATTTTTAAAATTAATTTCAAACAAAAAATGGAGAAGAAAAATAAATGACAGAAGATGTATTTTATGCTATAGTTAAACTTGTTACTGGAGAAGAGCTTTTAGCAAAAGTTTGCGCTTTTGAAGAAAATGACGAAGTTCTTATTGTTCTCGATAATCCAATAATTGTCAAGTTTATAGTTATACCAAATCAAAAGCTTCCTCTTGTAAAAGTAGAGCCTTGGATAACACTCTCAAAGGAAAATACTTTCATTGTAAGAAGAGATCATATTATCTCAATGACTGAAGTTAAAGATGAATCAATAGCTAAGATACATCTAAAATATTCTCAAGATGAAAGTTCAACAAAGTTTTCAAATCATTCTCAAATAACTCCAGGTATGGGTTATGTAAATAGCGTAGAGAATGCTAGAAAGGAGCTTGAGAAGCTTTATCAATCTAAAGAGACTTATACAAACCTTGATTGATTTCCCTTCGGGAAATGTCTCTTACGAGACTTCCTTATAGTTAAATTTCTTATTTTGGGTCTTTAAGAGCTTTAAATATCTATAAGTCTTATATAGATCTAAAGTATCCCTGAAGGACCACAGAGTGGATTATATGTAGTTTGAATACTTCTGTCAAGAGTATAAATACTCATCTTTTAGAAATTGACTTTATGGTTTTTTTAAGTTAAAGTAACGAAAAATAATTTACAAACAAGAAAATGAAAAGAAGAGATAAGACCGAGCATTATGTGGACAATAAAGAATTTTATAATGCAATGGTGTCTTACAAAAATAAATGGAATGAAGCAAGAGATTTTTATTATGAGAAATATGGAAATTATCCAAAGAATACAGATGATTGGGAAGGAAGACCAAGAATACCCAAATATATTGGAGAATGTTTATTAAAGATTGCAACACATTTATCATATCTTCCTAAATTTGCGAATTATTCTTCTCGTGAAGATATGATTATGGATGCTGTAGAAAATTCAATCTTATATCTCTACAATTTTGACCCAGACTATATAAATCCTAAAACTGGAAAGAAAAAGAACCCATTTGCATATTTTACTCAAATTACATATTTTGCATTTTTAAGAAGAATAGGAAAAGAAAATCGTCAAAAAGAAATAGCAGATAAGATTTTAGAGAAGACGATGTATGATGAGGTTTTTCACGTAGACGAAGAAGTTCATAATGCAGATTATAATTCAATAAAAGATTCAATATATTCTCGTTATAATTAAAATTTATTATGCGTATTTGCTTATTAACCGACACACATTTCTCTTTTAAACGCTCAAATAAAATATATCATGATTATTTTGAACGCTTTTATAATGAAGTCTTCTTCCCTACTCTAGAAAGCCGTAGGATTGATTGTGTGGTTCATTTGGGGGATGCTTTTGATAATCGTAAAGGGATTGATTACTGGGGCTTAGAATGGGCACAGAGAGTGTTCTACGATAGATTAAGAGATAGCAAAATAACTCTTTTTCAAATATGTGGTAATCACGATGCAGAAAAGAAAACAACTAATCTCTATAATTCAATTGACACTCTTTTAAGAGATTATAAAAATGTAGTAAGAGTTACAGAACCCGTAGAATATGTGATATCTAACACTCAATGTATTTTCATTCCTTGGATATGTAAGGATAATGAGAAAAAGACCTTTGAATTGATTGAGAAAACAAAAGCAAAGGTTTTATTTGGCCATTTGGAACTTACTGGATTTTCTCTATTTCCTGGCTATCTTCAAGCTCACGGAATTGCAAAAGAAAGATTTGAAAAGTTTGATAGAGTTTTTTCTGGTCATTATCATACTCGTAGCAATGATGGAAAAGTTTTTTATTTAGGAAATCCTTATCAAATGTTTTGGACTGATGTTGATGATTCAAGAGGATTTCATATTTTTGATACGGAAACTTATGAACTTGAATTCATACAAAATCCTTTTGAGATATATCAAAGAATTTATTATACAGATTTAGATTATAAAGAATTTGATTTTTCACAACTTGAGAATAAAAATGTAAAAGTAGTCATACAAAATAAATCAAATCAAAGCCAATATGATAGATTTATTCACGAGATACTGAAAAGAAATATTATAGATTTGAAAATAGTTGATACTCTAGATGTAAATGATGATTTAGTAAATGTGAGTGAAATTTCTTGTGAGGATACTTTAGCGATATTAAATAGATATATTGACGAAGCAGATTTTAAAATAGATAAAAATCCAATTCGTCAAATATTATTTGAGACATATAAAGAGGCATTGGAAGTGGAGGTCTAACGATGTATATACTTTCTGCAGATAATGGAGAAGATACTGGAGCATTTGCAGTTGAGGATGATTATGGACTTAAGGTCATTTATTTTTTTGAAGAGGAGGACGATGCAGAAAGATATCTTGGCTTACTAGAAGCAGAAGATTATCCCGCTATGAAAATTATTGAAATAGACAGAGATGTTGCAATTAAAGCCTGTCAGTTATATAATTATCGTTATGTGGTAATAAAACCAGATGATTTCGTAATTCCTCCTCGTTAATTATGCTTTGTATTGAAAAAATTAGATATAAAAATATACTTTCTTCAGGCAATCAATTTATAGAATTAGATTTAAATTCGCATTCTACAACTATTCTACGTGGCACTAATGGTCAAGGCAAAAGTCTAGTTATCACTGCTCTTATTTTTGGACTTTATGGAAAATCAAACAGAGGGACGACCAAAAAACAATTAGTAAATACTGTAAACAAAAAAGATTGTTTAGTAGAAGTTGAATTTTCAAATGATGGAAAAAGATATAAAGTAAGGAGAGGAATTTCTCCAAATATTTTTGAGATTTATATTAATGAAAAACTACAAGAAGAACTTTCTGCATCTAGAGACCAACAAAGATTCTTAGAGCAGACTATACTTAAAATGTCTTATAAGACATTTATGCAAGTTGTAGTATTGGGAAGTAATAATTATGTTCCATTTATGGAACTTTCTGCTGCAGACCGTAGAGATTTAGTTGAAGAGCTTCTTGATATCAAAATCTTTTCAACTATGAATATCTTATTAAAGGATAAGATTAAGAGTATAGAAAAAGATCAAAGAGAGCTTTTAGCTGAGAAAAAAACAATAGAAATATCCATAGATGCTCAAAGAACTTTAATTGATAGTATTAAAGAAAATGGAAAAGAGACTATTAATAAAAGAGAAGAAGATATAAGTAGTCTTCAAAAAGAAAATGAAGAGTGTTTTATCCAAGTAGAAGCTGAGAAAGAAAGGATTGAAGTCTTAAATAATGAATTAGTTAACTTAGAATTTAATCCTAAAAAAGGAAAACAAATATCAAATCTCTTCGGGAAGATACAAGAAAAAAGAAATTCTTTGAGCGAAGAAATTGAATTCTTTACTCATAATAAAGTCTGCCCTACTTGTAAGCAGAATGTAGACGACGATTTCAAAGTAGATAGGACATCTAAACTGCAGTTAAATCTTCAAGAACTAATTGATGGAGAAAAAGAAATTATAAATGAAATTGAAAGAGAAGAGAAGAGAGAAAAAGAATATAAAAAGCTATCAAACGATATAACAACACATCAAGCTTTAATTTCAAAATTTCAAAGTCAAGTTAATTTAAATAACCGACAAATTCAAAAATATCAAAAAGAAATTCAAGAAATACAAATTAATATCGAAAATCAAGAAGAAAATATTAAGAAACTTCAAAAGTTAATTCGTCGTCATAAGAAAATTGAAAAACAAGAAAGTCAATGCAATCAAGTATTAGAATACTTTGAGTTTTCTCATCTATTAATGAAAGATGGAGGCATTAAATCAAAAATTATAGAGAATTATCTTCCAGTAATTAACTCTCAAATCAATAAGTATTTGCAGATGTTAGATTTATATTTAAATTTCACTTTAGATAATGAATTTAAAGAAACTGTAAAAACTCCAATTCACGAAGACTTTTCATATGGCTCTTTTTCTGAGGGAGAAAAACAAAGAATTAATTTAAGTCTTCTTTTAGCTTGGAGAGATGTAGCAAAAATGAAGAATTCGGTAAATTGTAACATTATGTTTTTTGATGAAACTTTAGATAGTTCATTAGATGGTGCCGGAATTGAAGACCTTTTAAAAATTATTAATTATGTAGTTAAGGATGCAAATGTATTTGTAATTTCTCATAGAGATGGCTATGATGATAAATTTCAACGGACAATAGAAGTTAAAAAGATAAATGGCTTCACTAAAATATTTACTTGACGGAATTTTAAGTAAGTGCTAAGATGATATTGCCCCGCTCTAAACATATTATGAATTCTATGGATGAAAATAACAATTTAAGTGGTTTTATTACTTTTGATACATTAATGAGTGCTCCTAGTCCTACCGTTCAAACATATACTTCTTCTTTGGAAAATAAGGAAAGTAATAACAATGGTTTTTGGAAATATAATGAAGATAAGACTCTAAAGGAAGTTAAGGATTATATTCAAAGCACTTATAATGCGCATTACACCTCAAAGGAATCTCCAACTCAAGTAATTGACTTAATTGAAAGTATTGGGGACGCAGAGCCATTTAGTCGCTCTAATGCGATTAAATATCTTTCTCGGTTTGGTAAGAAGAATGGAAAAAGCAGACTCGATTTACTGAAAGCAATTCATTATTCAATTCTTCTTTATCATTTCTCCGGGCTACATAACAACACAACAGATGAATATAAAACTTTTTGATTATGCGACTTTCAAACAATACTCTTGCTATTTTAAATAATTTTTCTTCAATTAATTCAAATATACTTGTTCGCCCTGGGAATGTTCTAAGAACAATTTCAGAGTCTGGTGAGATTTCTGCAAAGGCTGTGGTTAGTGAAGATTTTGAAACGGAGTTCGCTATTTATGACCTCCCTCAGTTTCTTAAAGGTCTTCGTTTATATGATAATCCCGAGCTTGAATTTGCGGAAGATTCATCATTCGTATTAATTAAACAAAATAATCATACAATTAAATATTTTCTTACAGAGCCTGATTTGGTAACTGCACCAGAAAATCGAAATTTAAAAATGCCATCGGCTGAAGTTGAATTTGAATTAAGATCTGAAAACTTTGAAAAATTAATCAAAGCTTCTAATGTTTATGATCTTCCCGATTTTACAGTTTTGGGTAAGGATGGGGAGATTACTCTCCAAGTAAGAAACAAAATGAACCCAACATCAAATCAGGTTTCTATTACTGTAGGAGAAACTGATGACACTTTTGAATTAAATTTCGACAAGAAAAATCTTCTAATGATTGAAGGTGCATATGACGTAGTAATCTCAAAGCAAATGATTTCACAATTTACAAATCAAGATTTTGATTTATCATATTTTGTGGGATTATCTAGTGATAGTTATTTCGAAGATTGATTTATTTTTTTATATTATGAATGTATTTGTAGTTTCTTGTTCTCCAGTTGAATCGGCCCAACAACTTCCCGACAGGCATATAACCAAGATGCCACTAGAGACCTGTCAAATGGTTTCTGTAATTTATTCTCCTTGGTATTACAATTGGGGAACTATTCCTAAAAAAGATGGAACCCCATATTCAACAGCCAAGGGTGCTTTTCGTAATCATCCCTGCACAAAATGGAGTGCGGAAAGCTATGAAAATCTTGCTTGGCTTCTCCAGCACGGTTTTGCATTATGCGACGAATTCAAATATCGATATCAAAAAGAGCACGCTTGTAAAGCAGCATTAGAAGTCTCCAAAAGTATCTTTGAAGATAAGACTGGACAAACTCTAGAAATATGGAAGAATGTTAAAGGCTTTGTTCGTGCAATGCCAGATGAGTTCAAGTATGATACTTCAATTGATACTATAGAGGCTTATCGTAGATATGTTATATCTAAAAGCTGGCCTTTAGATAATTATGTAAAATCTCCAGAGAGAAAACCTAATTGGATGAATGAGAATGCAGAATGACTTCCTTTTTGTTACTAAGTATGCACCTAAAACAGTAGATGAGTGCATTCTTCCAGAAGAAATTAAAAAGACATTTATTTCATATAGAGATACTAGGCAGCTTCCCAATTTAATTCTACACGGAACATCTGGAATTGGAAAAACTGCAGTAGTTCTGGCTCTTTCAAAAGAGTTAGGGCTTGATTTTATGAAAGTTAATGGTTCAAATGAAGGAAGAGGTATTGATGCAGTAAGAAATAAGATAAGTTCATATGCCTCTACAATATCCCTGTCAAATACAGGAAAGAAAATTCTTCTCATTGATGAGGCAGATAATCTAACTTTTGACGCTCAAAAAGCACTATTGGGTATTATTGAAGAAACTCAAAAGAATTGCGTCTATGTATTTACTTGTAACTATGTAAATAAACTTCTTCCTGCAATTCATTCAAGAGCTTCTTCAATTCATTTTATGATACCCTCTGTAGAGAAGCCTAAACTCGCAATTCAATTCTTCGAGAGGCTAATAGGCATTCTGGATAAAGAAGAAGTTGAATATGAGAAGAAAGTCTTAGTTGAATTAGTTCAAAAATATTTTCCAGATTTTCGTAGAACTTTGCACGAACTTCAAAGATATACTTCTACTGGAAAGTTAGAAGTAAATTCTTTAGGTGCAAATGTTAATGCGAATTTGATGGAACTGATTTCTTATATGAAGGATGCAGACTTTAAGAAAGTGAGAAGTTGGGCTGCACTCAATTCAAGTAATGATATGAGTGCAATTTATAGAGGCCTATACGAAGAACTTCCAAAAGTTATAATCGCAAAAACTATTCCTCCTTTAGTTATTCTTCTTGCCGAGTATCAGTATAAAAGTAATTTTGTTGTTGACCAAGAGATTAATCTAGTAGCTTGTTTAACTGAAATTATGGGGGAGTGTAGCTTCTTATGAGTAACGTTTGGTCTTGGTTAAATTCAATCAATGATACTAAAGTAAATTTAGTTCAACAAAATGAA